GAACGCCACCAGCACCGGCCTGTCGGCCGAGATTTCCCACATCGGCCTCGGCTCTGCGGGCTACACGCCAAACGCTGACCAAAAGACGCTGCGCAGCCAGGTGGTCAAGTACCCCATTTCTGGCGGCGAGAAGCTGAGCAGCACGCTGATTCACCTCACGGCCGTGGCTGACGATTCGGCCGCGTTCTGGGTGCGGGAGGTCGGTTTCTTCTTGAGCGACGGCACCCTGCTCGCGGTGTGGTCGCACGCGACCGAGGCGCTGACCTACAAGGCGGCCAACACCGAGCTGTTGCTGGCCTACGACCTGTCCCTCGAGGCATTGCCCGCTGACAGCGTCACGATCAGCAGCACCGCCGCCGGGCTCAACCTGACGCTGGCCGAACCGCTTGCCTCGCAGGCCACGGTGATGATCACCGAGATGCTGCGCGGGGTTAAGCAGCAGGACTCTCTCGAAAGTCAGGAAAAGCGGCTGCAAGTGGCCGGGCTTCAAATCGCTGACCTGCTGACTCGCATGAAGCAAAGCGAGCTGCAGCTGGAGTTACAGCGCACCGAATCGTTAATCGCAATCGCTGCAAATGCAGCAGCAGTAATCAAGTTGCAGAACTTGGTTGTTACCACCTCTGGGAGCCTTAAATAATGAGTCTTGAATCTGGTATCGCCGATCTGACGAAGGCGGCGAGCGATCTTATCGCTACGTTCAACGGAAAAAACGCCGCCATCAATGCAGCGCTGGCGGCGGCGTTGCTAGCCGTGCCGGTCAACAAGAAGACGTATTACGTGGACTATGTCTCGGGTTCAGACGCCAACGACGGCAAGCTGGCCACCCCCTTCAAAACCATCGACAAGGCCATTGCAAGCACGCCGTATGGTGGCATCTGCACCGTGCTGCTGATCAGTGACTACGACATGACCGCCGATATCGCTGTTGAAGGCGTCGCGCTGCAGCTGGCTTCGTCCAGCTCGGGGACTAAGCGCAAGATCAACCCAAAAATCTACCAATACAACGGATCCAGCGAATCGCGGCTAGCAGCCTTTTCGTTGCAGACGGCGGCCTCTGCTGCATTGAAAGACATGTCGATTGTCTTTCCGTCGGTTACTGGTTTGAGTTCGGCGCCGGCGGGGGGGCCGAACACCTTCTTCCGGGGTAGCCAATCGGGGCAAGCCCCGCTGATCCAGATCAAGCTGCTGGACAGTGAAGTGGTGGACGTTCCAGGCGCGAATGCGGTTCTGGCTTACGCGCCGACTTCGGCAATGTTGCTGGAAGCCTACAACACCACGTTCCCGTCCGGCTTCGGTGGCCGCTACATCTTCGGCATGGCGGCGGGCTCGCAGGCCTCTTCCAACAACAACATTCTCACGAACCTGAATACTTTCTGAGGACCGCAGGAATGAAAACTAAAGACCTGAGCGTCACCTACGACGGTCGTTCCTATGTTGGGTTCGACTTCCAAGCCTTGCCGCTGGCCGTAGCGGTGGCGGTTGGCGCACAGCAAGTAGACCAAGCCGCCGATGCAGCGCGCATTGCGATGCTGGGCGATAACTCTCGTTTCGTTGAGTACAGCATTGCGGCAGACGAAGCCCAGGCCTTTGCCGAAGGCGGCTATGAGGGTGACGTACCCGCCTCCGTTGAGGCGTCGATGATCTCAGGCGGGCTAAATGCGAAAGAGGCCGCCGACGAGATTCTTGCGGCGGCGCAGGCGTTCCGGGTCGCCATTACCGGCGTGCGCTCAATTCGCCTCAAGGCTAAGAAGGCCATTTCCGATGCCTACGATCACGACAGCGTCGAGGCTGCCACTGACCAGGCTGTCGCGCAGATTCACGCATGCATCGCGGGTGTAGGCAACGCAGCTTGACCTCTCCCAGCAACAGGTAAACCCCGAGGCCGCTTTGCGGCTTTTTTTGTGTCCGGGCCGCGCACTGACGCGGCCTGGTGCTTTCTGGAGCATTCCCATGGCTGGATTCTTTCACGGCGTTACCGTAACGAACGTCGACACTGGCGCGCGCAGCATCGCGTTGCCTTCGTCCTCGATCATTGGCCTGGTCGACACCTTCACCGAAGGCGGTACCGCCACGGCCAAGTACAACGACCTGGTGCTGATCACCAACGAGCGCGAGGCGGTGGCCGCGTTCGGCGAAGCCTCGGCCATCACCAAGGCCTGCCGGGCCATCTACACCCGCGCCAAAGCGGTCATTGTCTGCTGTGGCGTGGCCAAGGCTGTCGACGCGGCCGCACAGACCTCCTCGATCATTGGCGGCGTGCTGGCCAGCGGTAAGCGTACCGGCCTGCAGGCGTTGCTGGACGGCAAGAGCCGTTTCAACGCCCAGCCGCGGCTGATCATCGCGCCCAAGCACAGCGCCACTCAGGCGGTGGCCACCGCAATGGATGCGCTGGCTGGCAAGCTGCGCGCCGTGGGCATCCTGGATGGTCCCGGCACCACCGACGAGGCCGCCATGCTCTACGCCAAGAACTTCGGTTCCAAGCGCCTGTTCATGGTCGACCCCGGCGTGCAGCAATGGGACACCACCGCCAACGCCACGGTCGACGCACCGGCCTCGGCCTGGGTGGCCGGTCTGTTTGCCTGGACCGATACCGAATACGGCTTCTGGGCCTCGCCGTCCAACAAGGAATTCGTCGGCATCACCGGCACCACCCGCTCGGTCGAGTTCCTGGACGGCGACGACACCTGCCGGGCCAACCTGCTGAACTACGCCAATATCGCGACCATCATCCGCGACGACGGCTATCGCCTGTGGGGTAACCGCACCCTGTCGAGTGATGCGAAGTGGGCCTTCGTCACCCGCGTGCGGACCATGGATATCGTCATGGACGCGATCCTGTACGGCCACAAGTGGGCGGTTGACCGCTCGATCACCGCGACCTACGTCAAGGACGTGACCGAGGGCCTGCAGGCGTTCATGCGCGACCTCAAGAACCAGGGCGCGATCATCAACTTCGAGGTCTACGCCGACCCGGTGCTCAACACGGCCAGCCAGCTGGAGCAGGGCAAGGTGTACTGGAACATTCGTTTTACCGACGTGCCGCCGGCCGAAAACCCCAACTTCCGCGTCGAGGTCACCAACCAATGGCTGACCGAAGTCCTCAACGCTGCCGCCTAAGGAGCCCCCGACATGGCATTCATTCCTCAAATTCTCGCCAACACCAACTTGTTCGTGGATGGCAAAAGCTTTCAGGGCGATGTGCCCAGCCTGACCCTGCCCAAGCTCACCCTCAAAATGGAGGAGTACCGCCCAGGCGGCATGGATATGCCGATTGAGATGGACGTGGGCATGGAGAAGCTGGAGGCCAACTTTGTCACCACCGGCGTGCGCAAGGACTCCCTCAAGTTCTTTGGCCTGGCCGACGGCAACGCCTTCAACGGCGTTTTCCGGGGCTCGTTCAAGATCCAGAAAGGTGAAACCCTCGCGGTCGTGGTCACCCTGCGCGGCACCCTGAAAGAGCTGGACATGGGCGACTGGAAGGCCGGCGACAAAGCCGAGCTCAAGCACGGCATTGCCGTCACCTATTACAAGCTCGAAGTCGGCGGCGAGGTCATTTACGAGATTGACCCGGTCGGCATGAAGCGTGTCATCAACGGCACTGACCAGTTGGCGAGCCAGCGCGCTGACCTCGGCGTGTAACCCCCATTCCCCTCGCAACCCTTTTCGATTCAAGGACACCCTTTCATGAGTAAGCCAGCCCCTAAGTTCCTGACCCTGACCGCTGAAAACGTCACCGTTCGCCTGTCCAAGCCGGCCACCCTCAATGGCGTGGATCAGGCCACCATCACCCTGCGTGCGCCGACCGTGAAGGATATTCGCAGCTCAGGGCAGACCTCGGACGGTGACGAGGAGCAGCGTGAGCTAAACCTGTTTGCCTCTCTGGCCGAGGTCGGCGTAAAGGATCTGGAAGGCCTCACCTACAAGGACTACAACCGAATCGCCACCGGATACAACTTTCTGGTGCGAGAGGACGAACTGTAATCCGGCGACCCTCAAGCACGCCGCCAAGCGTCTCGCGGCCGAGCTGCATTTCTCGGCTGCTGAAATCATGGCCATGTCGTATGCCGACATGGTCTGGTGGCTGACCGATTGAGCTTGCACAGGGGGTAACCGATGGCAAGCAAGGTAGCGTTATCGCTGGTGATCGGCGGCGCCGTCGCGTCGTCGCTTGGCGCCGCGTTCAAGACCGCCGAAAACGGCATCCAGAAGCTGGAAGCCAAGGGCAACAAGGCCAAGGTGCTGAAAAGCACCATTGGTGAAACAATCAAGCTGCGCGAGGAGTGGAAGCGCGCGCACGATAGCGGAGCCGCCGGCGCCGACAAGCTGCAGCGCAAACTGGACAGCAACCTGGATGCCTTGCGCAAGCAGGGTGTCGAGGTCGGCAGGCTTGGCCGCGAGTATCAGCGCCTCGGGCGCGAGGCGCGGGCCGCCGAGTTGCAGATGAAGGGCCACCAGCAGCTGCAATCCGGTAAGGAATCGCTCAAGTCGAATATCGGCAAGGCGGTGGTGGCCACGGGCATGGCCGCTGTGCCGACGATGATCAGCGCGAACTATCAAGCGGTCATCCGTGACATTGCGATCAAGGCCGACATTGCCAACAAACCCGAAGAGCAGCAGCTTAGCCGGACGGTGATCGACACGGCCAAAGACACGGGCATGTCGCGCAATGACGTGGCCGACCTGGTCAACCAGCTGGTCGGTGCCGGCATGGAGCTGGACAAAGCGCTGTCGTATGCGCCGGTCGCGGCGAAGTTCGCGGTGGGCCAAGGCGCCTCGGGCGTCGACACCGCGTCGATGATCCAGGCGCTGGAGCAAAACGCCAAAATCAGCGATCCGAAGGTCATGCAGCAGGCGCTGGAGGCTATCGCCTACCAAGGCCAGGCGGGCAGCTTCGAGGCCAGCGACATGGCCAAGTGGTTCCCGCAGCTGCTGGCCGGCATGGAGAAAAACGGCATCACCGGGCTGGATGCGGTGACCTCGCTGGGCTCCATGCTGCAGGTCCAGATGAAGACCGCCGGCAGTTCCGACGAAGCGGCGAACAACTTCAAGAACTGGATGGAGAAGATTGGCGCCGGCGATATCAAGAAGGCTTACAGCGATGTGGGCATTGATTATCAGGCGTCACTGAACACCGGCCTGCAGAAGGGCATGAACGTCATTGAGGCGTCCATGGCCTTGGCCATGCGTTACGTCGAGAAGACCGACCCCACCAAGGCCAAGCAGATCAAGGACGCCCAGGCCAAGATCGACAAGGAGGTCGACCCGGAGAAGGCCAAGGCGGCGCTGGAAGCCCTGGAGAAGACCCTGCGTACCGGCGATATCTTCGCCGACATGCAGGTCAAGGCGGCGCTGACCGCCTACGGGCAGAACCGGGGCCTGTATGAGGAGCTAAAAGCCGACTCCAAGAAGGCCTCGGGCATCCTCGACAAGAACCTGGCCGAGCGCCGCGAGACTTCGGCGCAGCAGTGGGCCGAGCTGGGCCAGGCCGTGGACGACTCCATGCGCAGCATTGGCGATGCCATCCGCCCGGCCACCGATCTGGCGGCGCAGGGGCTGACCAAGGTCGCCCGTGGCATCACCTCGCTGTCGGATCAGTTCCCGTCGATTGCAATGGGTATTGGCGGTATCACGGCGGCAGTGATTGCGTTCATGAGTGCGCGCAGCGCCCTGCGGATCGGCCGGGGGGTGTTCAACATCGCACGCGGCCGTGGCCTGGAAGGCATGGCGGGGCGCGTGGGGCGTGCTGAGCGGGCGCCGATCGACCTGCCAAAGACCGGTAACAAGGTGGTCGACACCGGCCTGGGGCTGCTGGGCAAGGTGTTTT